GAAGCTGAAGAGGTTAAACAGCAAGCGCAGATGGCTTCCAGAACTCGCGCTCGTAGAGGTGGCGGTCAACGTATGTTGCTTTCGATGTATCGTGAAGAGCCGAGGCTTGGTATCCCGTCAAACTTAGATAGTTATAAAGGAGTTTAGTTATGGGTGGTGTTCCTGCGCCTACAAGAATTGTGCGTTCTGCTGTAAGGGCGGCTACTAGAGCGCCGCAAGTAGCTGCTAGAGCGGTTAGTCGTGTTCCAAGCGCTGTTTCTAGTGCTGCTGGAGATGTCGCTAGAACTGCGGCGAGAGCGGTTGTTCCAACTCCTAGAATTATACAACCACCACCCGAACCTGTTCAACCAGTAGCGACTGCGGCTCGTGAGACTGCTGCTCGTGCTGCCGAGGCTGCTCCAGCTCCAGCGCCTGCTCCTGCTCCAGTTGTTACTCCTACAGCAACAAACCGCGCTGGACGCGATCCTGCAACTATGCAATCTACTGAAGAACAACGTCGCGCTGCTGCTGTTAAACGTGCGCGTCGTACAAGTGCGCGTGGTCTTTTGAGTAAAAGAAGACGGTCTACACTTGGCCTTCAAGAAGATCAGGCAACGACTTTAGGTTCTGCATAATGCCTAAAGTTGTTCTCAAAGATGGTAAAACCCGCCACTTTGCTTACAGCAAAAAGGGTATGTCTGCGGCGAAAGAATACGCACGTCAGTATGGTGGTCGTATTGAAAGCGTCAGCATGAAGACAAAGATGAGACAGAAGAAAGATAAGGCATGAAACAAGTTTGGGAAAAGAAACGGCCTAAAAATTTAGGTAAACCTAAGAGCTTAACGTCAGGTCAAAAGCGTTCTGCTATGAGGGCTGCTAAAAAAGCGGGTCATCCTTATCCTAACTTGGTTGATAATATGAGGGCCGCGCGTGGTTAAGAAGGCGTATCAAAACCCTAAAGGTGGTCTTAATGAGGCTGGGCGTAAATATTTTAAACGCACTGAAGGCGCTAACCTCAAGAAACCACAAAAAAGTGGTACTGATGGTAGGCGTGTCAGTTTCGCTGCTCGTTTTGCTGGTATGAAGGGTCCGATGAAGGATGAGAAAGGAGAGCCTACACGTAAGGCTCTTGCTCTCAAGGCTTGGGGATTTGGTTCTGTAGAAGCTGCTCGTAACTTTGCGGCGCGTCATAAGAAAGGTTAAGCCATGCTAACCGTCGATCAAATTATGAAACGCCATGCCCTTGCACAACGTCGCAAGGATAACTGGCGTCAGATTTATGAAGACTGCTACGAGTTCGCTCTACCGCAGCGCAATCTATATGATGGGTATTACGAAGGTGGTGGTACACCCGGCCAGAATAAAATGGCGCGTGTATTTGATTCTACTGCTATTAGTGCGACGCAGCGATTTGCTAATCGTATTCAAGCTGGCTTATTCCCGCCATATGGGCGTTGGTGTCGTCTTGAACCCGGTCCTGATATTCCTGCGGATCGACAGTTAGAAGCGCAAGCTGCATTAGATTTATACGCAGAAAAGATGTTTTCGGTTCTCCGTCAATCAAATTTTGATTTGGCAATGGGTGAATTTCTTATGGACCTTGCGGTTGGTACCGCTATCATGCTTGTGCAACCGGGTGATGACGTAACACCAATTCGCTTTACCGCTGTTCCTCAATATCTTGTGGCGATTGAGGAAGGCGCTCATGGTCGCGTTGATAACGTGTATCGTCGTATGCGGATCAAGGCTGAAGCGATTAAGCAACACTGGATGGATGCCGACATACCAGACCGTCTAGCGCGTATGATTGAAGAGAAACCAACGGAAGAGATTGAGTTGGTTGAGGCAACGATCCTTGATATGAACCGTGGTGATTACGATTATCATGTGATTTGGCCCGAAGGTAAGGCGCAAATTCTTCAACGTAAAATGAAGTCTTCGCCTTGGATTGTGGCTCGATACATGAAGGTTGCTGGTGAAGTTTATGGCCGTGGGCCTCTTGTTACTGCAATCCCAGATATTAAGACACTCAATAAGACGTTAGAGCTTCTGTTGAAGAACGCATCTTTGTCCATTGCTGGCGTATATACCGCTGCTGACGATGGTGTTTTAAACCCACAGATGATCCGTATAACGCCGGGTGCAATTATTCCTGTGGCTCGTAATGGTGGACCACAAGGTGAGAGCTTAAAGATGTTGCCGCGTTCTGGTGACTTCAACGTGTCTCAGATTGTTATCAATGATCTACGCATGAACATTAAGAAGATCATGCTGGATGATACTCTACCACCTGACAATATGTCTGCTCGTTCTGCGACTGAGATTGCAGAGCGTATGAAGGAACTAGCGCAGAACCTTGGCTCTGCGTTTGGACGCCTCATCACCGAGACTATGGGTCCGCTGATTGCGCGTATCCTGTATGTCATGGATGAGCGCGGTATGATTGAGATGCCACTGCGTGTAAATGGTCTTGAGGTTAAGGTAACGCCTGTATCACCGATTGCTCAAGCTCAGAACATGGGTGATATTGAGAAGATCACGCAATGGGTGCAGTTGTCTTCTGCACTTGGCCCAGAGGGTCAGATGGCTCCGCGTATGGGCGCTATTGCTGATTACGTTGCTGACAAACTTGGTGTGCCAGCAGAGCTACGCACGTCACCAATGGAACGTCAACAAATGATGGAGCAAGCCGCTCAGATGGCACAGATGGCGGCAGAGCAAGAACAAGGTCAAGCACCAGAAGGAATGTAAATGTCCATCGTAGAAGGTTGGGAAGGTCTTCGGCAAGTAGAGCCGGAGCTACGTCTTACAAATCAAAACGAACAAGATGACATTGATAGATTATATCTCCGAGTCTTTGGTAGCGATGATGGGCAAGAAATCTTGTCTCATTTACGTGCGCTTACCATAGAGCAGCCCACTTGGTATCCGGGCGAAGAAGCGTCCCACGGCTATGCGCGCGAGGGGCAAAACTCACTAGTCCGCGAAATAGAGCGGCGAATTAGAAGGGCATCCAAATTATGAACGCAACCGAAGGCTTGCTGGCCGAAGCCTCAGTCGAGAGCGACGATAACCAGCAAGAACAGGAAGTAAGTATCTCCCATCTTGATGAGGCTCCTGCCTCAGAGGCAAAATCGGTTGATGAAGTAACCGTTGCGTCTGAAGATGAGGAGACTGAGTTTGTTAGGCCAGATTGGTATCCAGAGAAATTTTGGAACGAAGAAGAAGGCCCGGACCTTGAGAACCTCGTTAAGTCCTATAACGAACTACAAAAGAAATTTTCGCAAGGAAAACACAAAGCTCCCGAAGAATATGATGGTGCTGTATTTCAAAACGCCAGTATTCCAGAAGATGACGAACTCTATTTAACTTATAAAGATTGGGCGAAAGAGCATGGGATAACTCAAGCTGCTTTCGATCAACTAGCCGAAAAGTACATTGAGATGGCTGGTGGTCAGATAGATCAAGAAGAAATATCTTACCAAGAAGAGTATAAGAAACTCGGACCTAATGCTGATGCTACCATTAAATCTATGACGGATTGGGCGCAAAGCCTTGTTCGCAAAGGTGTGTGGGGCGAGAATGACTTTGAAGAGTTCAAGATCATGGGTGGTACTGCCGATGGTATGCGCGCTCTTCAGAAGATACGGGCATATTATGGAGATCAGACTGTGCCTGTTGATGTCTCAACCATTGAAGAAGGACCAAGCCGTGAAGAGCTAACAGCTATGGTTGGTCGTCCTGAATACAATACTGATCCTGCGTATCGTGCCAAGGTCGAACGTATGTTTGAAAAGATGTACGGGAGTGATCCTTATCAACCAATATAGGTGTTGCAAAAATGCAACAATGTTACTTGTTTACAACTAATAATTAGTTTCTTATATTGGGTCTGACGGATACCCATCACTGGCCCGTCAGACCCGCCTTGGGACGTGGCGCTAAATCGTTCAAGCTCGCAGCCCGTATGGATACCTGCACAGCGATTAATTTGATAACTGTTTCAACGAAAGGAACTCAGAAATGGCTGTTGGCATTTCTAACGCTTTCGTCCAGTTGTTTGATGCTGAAGTCAAGCAGGCATATCAAGCGTCTCGTGCGCTTGCAGGCGTGACTCGCGAGCGAAACAACGTCGAAGGCAATCAGGTGAAGTTCCCCAAAATTGGGAAAGGCACCGCTACTGTTCGCGTTCCTCAATCGGACGTGACCCCTCTTAATGTCTCCTATTCTCAGGTGACAGCTTCTATGTCGGACTATATCGCTG